CCATTTGGATATGCTTGAGGGGGACGGGGGGGGCGGGCTGACCTGAGTTAATCATAGGTGTACCCGCCTGTATACTAAAAAAGCCAATATTCAATAAAAAGAATTAACCTAAGTTTATCCCCTAAGTATTTGTTTTCCTTATGTATTCTTATGTATACTTAAGTATGACAAATATTCATATAAAGGGACAATTTAATTACTATTAGTTATGGAACTAAAAAGTTGGCTCGCGGGTCTAAATAAGCTAATAAAGTACTTGACATTTAGTTATAAATATGCTATAATATACTTATAGTATAGATTAATTTAAAGCCTTAAGCGTACTTAAGTAGTCTTAGATATTTTACATTAAAGAATAATCATTAAAGTTAAATACTAAACGCGTCCCTAAGTATACTTAAGATAACTTAAGGAGAATACAATGGACAATGATACAGCTACTCCGAAAAGGAGAAGGGGCAGACCTAAGAAGTCAGACATGGTGTCAAGAAAAAAAGGCACTACTGGTTTGTCAAGGGGTCGCCCGAAGGGTGATGCGGCTATCATTAACGAGTACAAGGGCAGGATGTTGTCATCCCCTAAGTCTCGTAAAGTCCTAGACTCGATATTCGATGCGGCACTTAACGATGACCATAAGAATCAAGCCGCGGCATGGAAGTTAGTCATGGACAGGATATTACCCACAGCTGTATTTGAGAATGATGTCATCAAGGGCGCGGGTAAGTCAGCGATACAGATAAACATTACTGGGGTTGGAGGAGAGACTACAGTGGTGTCAGGTAATGCAGAGGATGTCATAGACGATGGGGAAATCATAGATGGCTAAGTACTTTGATAGAGATGAGTTTGCTTGTCAGTACACAGGCAACAACGAAATTAAAGAAGAGTTCATTGAGAAGCTAGATAAGCTAAGAGAAGCCTGTGGTTTTCCCTTTGTAATTACGTCAGGATATAGAGATAAAACACACCCAATTGAAGCTAAGAAAGCAAAAGCAGGAACAGGAACTCATGCACAAGGCATTGCCGCGGATATTAAAGTCACTAACGGCTACCAACGGTTTCGTATCGTTGAGAAGGCTATCGCGCTTGGATTCACAGGCGTGGGAGTTGCTCGTGGTTTCGTCCATGTTGACATCCGCAGTCCTGACGATACAACCCCTTATGTAATGTGGACTTACTAAGTGACGGAACTTAATGTTTCGTTACTACCGTGGCAACAGGAAGTCTTTGAGGACACAACTAGATTCAAGGTCATAGCCGCAGGTAGACGTACAGGCAAGTCCCGTCTAGCCGCATGGATGTTAATCATCAGGGCTTTACAGTCTGATAAGGGTCATGTCTTCTACGTTGCACCTACACAGGGTCAGGCTAGGGACATTATGTGGCAGGTATTGATGGAGATAGGTAATCCCGTCATAGCCTCTAGTCACGTTAATAACTTACAAATAAAGCTAGTCAACGGGGCAACCATAGCACTTAAGGGTGCAGATAGACCAGAAACCATGCGTGGTGTCAGTCTTAAGTTCCTTGTTATGGATGAGTATGCGGATATGAAGCCAGAGGTCTGGGAGCAAATCCTTAGACCTGCACTAGCTGACCAGAAGGGAGATGCACTGTTCATTGGTACGCCAATGGGACGTAATCACTTCTATGACTTATATAACTATGCTTGTGTAGCAGAGGACGAGACCTTTGTAGGCTATCACTTTACAAGCTACGATAATCCACTACTAGACCCTGAAGAGATTGAAGCGGCTAAGAAGTCTATGTCTGCATTTAGTTTCCGTCAGGAGTTCATGGCATCATTCGAGGCGCAGGGCAGTGAATTATTTAAAGAAGACTATGTTAAATTTTCTGAAGAAGAACCCACTAGTGGTCAGTATTATATTGCTGTCGATTTGGCGGGGTTTGCTGATGTGGCAAAAGTTACAACTAAAACTAAACGACTTGACCAAACGGCTATCTCGGTTGTTAAAGCAAATGAAGAAGGTTGGTACGTTGCTGACATCATTCATGGTCGTTGGGGTGTGGAAGAAACTGCACGTAAAATCTTTGAAGCTGTACGAGACTATCGTCCAGTATCTGTCGGGATTGAGAAAGGAGCGTTAAAGAACGCCGTACTTCCATACATCTCAGACTTAATGAAGGCTAATGATAGGTTCTTCCGTATTGAGGAACTGACTCACGGTAACAAAAAGAAGATAGATAGAATCGTGTGGGCTTTGCAAGGCAGGTTTGAACACGGTAAGATTACACTTAACAAAGGTGCTTGGAATACAGAGTTCCTAGATGAACTATTCCAATTCCCTAATCACCACGTACATGATGACTTGATTGACTCACTCGCTTACATAGACCAGTTGGCTAACATAGCCTACACCTCGGACTATGTGGAAGAAGAATTTGAATTTTTAGATACTTACGCAGGGTACTAATATGTTACTAGAAGATAAGGAAGAATTTACACTCGAGCAAAGCCTAGAGGATTGGGTCATTGATAAATGTCAAGGTTGGCGTAATCACTACGAATCCAACTACTCACAGAAGTTTGATGAGTACTATCGCCTATGGCGTGGTCAGTGGGCGGCAGAGGACAAGACTAGAGATTCGGAACGCTCACGTATTATCTCCCCTGCGCTACAGCAAGCAGTTGAGTCATCCGTTGCGGAACTAGAGGAAGCTACCTTTGGTCGTGGCAAGTGGTTTGACATTGAGGATGACGTAACGGACAACGAGAAGCGTGATATAGCGATGTTACGTGAAGTCCTGTACAAAGACTTTAAAAAGAATAAAGTCCGTAAGAGCGTAGCTGAGTGCCTTATCAACGCGGCAGTATTCGGTACAGGTATTGCTGAAGTAGTATTAGAAGAAGAGAAAGAGTTTCAACCTGCAACACAACCTGTAATGGGCGGAGACTTAACAGCAGTTGGTGTCAACATCGTAGATAAGACTTGCGTAAAGTTACGACCAGTAATGCCTCAGAACTTCCTTATTGACCCACTAGCTACTTCCATTGAGGAAGCATTGGGTTGTGCAGTAGATGAGTTTGTCCCCATGCACTCTGTAGAGCAACTACAGGAATCGGGAGTCTATCGTGACGTATACGTAGGTGACGCACCATCAGACTTTGACATTGAACCAGATAAAGACTTAGCAGTATTTGAAGATGATAAAGTACGTCTAACTAAGTACTATGGTTTAGTACCTCGTCATTTATTAAAAGCGGCACAAGAAGAATTAGAAGAAGACGCAGAAGTAGAAGAACTAGTCGCTAATGAAGAGAGTGATTCATACTACGTAGAGGCTATCGTTGTTATTGCTAATGACGGTACTTTACTTAAGGCTGAAGAGAACCCGTACATGATGGGCGACAGACCAGTCGTTGCATTCCCATGGGATGTCGTTCCTAGCCGTTTCTGGGGTCGAGGAGTATGTGAGAAAGGGTATAACTCTCAAAAGGCGTTAGACGCAGAACTACGCGCTAGAATTGATGCCTTAGCACTTACTATCCACCCAATGATGGCTATTGATGCTACACGTATGCCTAGAGGTGCTAAAGCAGAGGTACGTGCAGGTAAGACTATCCTAACCAACGGCAACCCTTCTGAAGTCCTACAGCCATTAAACTTTGGTAATGTTAGTCAAGTTACCTTCGGACAAGCCGCTGAACTACAAAAGATGGTACAGACAGCCACAGGTGCTATTGACTCTGCGGGTATCTCTGGCTCTATCAACGGTCAGTCTACAGCTTCAGGCATCTCTATGAGCCTCGGTGCTATCATCAAGCGTCATAAGCGTACATTGATTAACTTCCAAGAATCATTCCTTATTCCATTCGTAACTAAAGCCGCACACCGTTATATGCAGTTTAACCCTGAGCGTTATCCTGTAGCGGACTACAAGTTCCATACTTCTAGCAGTCTAGGTATCATTGCTCGTGAGTATGAGGTTACACAGCTTGTACAGTTACTACAGACTATGCAACAAGACAACCCAATGTACTCACAGTTGATTATGTCAATCATTGATAACATGAACTTGTCTAACCGTGAAGAACTTATCTCTTCGTTGCAACAAGCTAATCAGCCTAACCCAGAAGCACAGCAAGCACAACAAGCTATGCAACAAGCACAAATGGAGTTCCAGAAGTCACAGACTGCGGCACTACAAGGTCAAGCGTTTGAGTCACAGGCTAGAGCGCAGAAACTTGCGGCAGAGGCTAGTGTTGTACCACAGGAGCTTGAGATTGACCGTATCAAGGCTGTTACGGCTAACCTTAAGTCAGGCGATGCGGACGACAAAGAGTTCCAGAAGCGTCTTAAAATATCAGAGCAGTTACTAAAGGAACGTGAAGTAGCTGTTAAAGAAACCCAACAAGGAAAAGCAAATGATAACAACTCGTCAATTCAACGAGGCATTGGAGCAGGTGAACAAGGCATTCCAGAGCCAAGACCAGAAGTTAGCGGCATTGGAAGCAGACCTCCGCGTCCTCAAGGAATCCCGCAAGGAGAAATCTAATGCCAGTAAAAAAAGACCCAAGACTAGCTAGGGCAGGAGTCTCTGGCTTTAACAAACCAAAGCGTACACCTAGTCATGCCAAGAAGTCTCATGTGGTAGTGGCTAAGGAAGGTGACAAGATTAAGACCATACGCTTTGGTGAGCAGGGTGCAAGCACAGCGGGCAAACCTAAAGCAGGTGAGTCCGCTAAGATGAAAGCTAAACGCAAGTCCTTTAAGTCTAGACACGCTAAGAACATTGCTAAGGGTAAGATGTCTGCGGCTTATTGGGCTGATAAAGTTAAATGGTAACGAGGAGATAACTATGCCTAGAGGTACAGGAACATACGGAAGTACGGTTGGAAGACCACCAAAGAAGAAACCTAAGAAAAAACCTAAGAAATAGCTTGACTTTCTTAGTAAACTATGGTATAATATTACTATAATATACATTAAGTATGTTATTTAAATTATTAATTAATGCTGTCCATTAAGGAGAAACAGTAGATGACTGATGTAGAACTTGAGAAGTACTATCGTTCCTTTGAAGAGATGTTCCGTTTAGACGGTTGGAAGAACTTATTAGAAGACATCAAAGGAAGTGCAGAGCAGGTCAACTCCGTAGAAGCCTGTAAAGACGACAAAGACCTTAACTTTCGTAAGGGACAACTTGTAGTCATGGCTAATATACTAAATTTAGAAGCACAGATAGAATCAGCCAAAGAACAACAAGAAGAGCAAGAGATAGAGTCATGAGACGAATGTATGACTTCCAATGCGACAACGGACACGTCAACGAGTTTCTTAGAGCCTCGGACGTAGAAGAAGTTGATTGTCCTGATTGTGAACTAATGGCTAGAAAAATTGTTACACCTGTAAAAGTTAACCGTGAAAAGAACTCTTGGAAGGAAGTCCGTAGATGGTCTAAACAAAGAGAGTCACAAGTAAAGCACGAACGAAAACAAGGCGTAACACTATAACGTAAGGTCAACTCTTGACCATAGAACCCTTACATTTAATACACCTCCATAATGATATAAATCACGGAGTTTAATAATGGCACGACTAATAGATGAGCGTCCAGAAGACGTAGAAGAGAACGACATTGACACAACGCTAGAACAAGAACCTCAAGTTGAGGCAACTCTTGAAGAACCTGAAGCAGACGTACCTGAGAAGTATCAAGGAAAGAGCACAGCCGAGATAGTAAGGATGCACCAAGAGGCTGAAAAACTCTTAGGTAAACAAAGTTCTGAAGTGGGTGACTTACGCAAAGTTGTTGATGACTACATTCAGACACAACTCACCGACACTGAAACACAAGCAACAAATGCTGACGAAGAAGTAGATTTTTTCTCTGACCCCGACAAGGCAGTCGAAAGAGCAATTAATAATCACCCGAAGATTAAGGAAGCTGAGAACATCAGCAACCAATACCGACAGTCAACGGCTATGGCTACACTGCAAACCAAACACCCTGAGATGCAGGGAATCTTGCAGGACGCTAAGTTCGCTGATTGGATTAAGGCTTCGAAGATTAGGACACGGCTCTTTGCACAGGCAGACCAACAGTATGACGTAGATGCCGCTGACGAACTATTTTCCCTATGGAAAGAACGTCAACAGGTTGTCACTCAAACTGCCGCTAATGAGAAACAACAACGAAAGCAATCTGTTAAATCCGCATCTACAGGTAATGCCCGTGGTAGTGGTGAACAGAGAGCCAAGAAGGTCTACAGACGCGCAGACATTATTAAACTAATGCGTACTGACCCAGACAGATACCAAGCACTATCAGATGAGATTATGCAAGCGTATAAAGACGGGAGGGTACGAAACTAATATTATTATTTTGGAGAAATTAAAATGGGTTTAGGAACAAATCATGTAACAGGCTCAGGCGTAGCTGACGGAACTGCACAAACTTTTATCCCAGAAATCTGGAGTGACGAGGTTGTTGCGGCATATCAATCTAATCTAGTACTAGCACCGCTAGTTAAAAAAATGTCCATGACGGGTAAGAAAGGTGATACTATTCACATTCCTGCGCCTACCCGTGGAGTTGCCACTGCTAAAGCGGCAAGCACTCAAGTAACTTTACAAGCGGCTACTGAGACAGAAGTAACAGTCACACTAGACAAGCACTTCGAGTACTCACGTCTAATCGAAGATATTACTGAAGCACAAGCGTTGTCTTCACTTCGTCAGTTCTACACTGGTGACGCAGGTTACGCTCTAGCTAAACAAGTAGATACTGACTTGTTTGCTCTAGGTGCATCTTTCGGTACTAACAATGCCGCTTATGAAGGCGATGGTTCTTACTACATTGACGCAACTACTGGTTTAACTCAGTACACGGATGACACCATTCTGCCTACTGACGTATTTACCGATGAAGGTTTCCGTGCGTTAATTCAAAAAATGGATGATGCTGACGTACCTATGGACAATCGTTGTCTAGTAGTACCACCATCAATCCGTAACGCTATCATGGGTATCGACCGTTACTCTTCTAGTGACTTCGTAGATGGTAAAGTTGTAAACAATGGTCAAATCGGTAACTTGTATGGTATCGACATCTTTGTTTCTTCTAACTGTCCTGTTATCGAAACTGCCGATGCTAACACAGCGGGCAGTAGTGATGAAGGCGGGGCTATTAAACAAGCTATGTTATTCCACAAGGACGCTATGGTTCTTGCAGAGCAACAAGGTGTTCGTTCACAGACTCAGTATAAGCAAGAGTACTTAGGTTCTCTTTACACTGCTGATACTCTGTACGGCACTGCTGTACTTCGTGACGATGCCGCGTTTAACCTAATGGTTAATGCGTAATGTTACACGGGGATTCCTTCGGGAGTCCCCTTTTTTATCTTTTACGGGCTATACGCCTTTCTATACCTAACATAGGAAAATATTATGTCTAAATTAACAGTAGATGCAAACTCAAAACCAATTCAAGTACTACGTCCTGAAACAACAATTACAGTATCCGCAACTACAGGTGCATCTACAGCATCTTCCGCTTTATCTTCTAGTGCTAGAGTAGCACGTATCGTAGCTACAGAAGCTGTGTACTACGAAATCAACGGAACGGCTAGTTCCTCTACAGTATTTTTACCACAGAACGCTATTGAATATGTACACGTATATTCAGGCGATACTATTTCTTTTAGAGCGGCAAGTACAGGCGGTACTGCATACATCACTGAAATGGTGTAAGCCATGTACGGCTTAGGTATAAACAAATTAGGAACTCTAAACACCTCTGGTTCGGGAGGCTCTGGTGTTCCTGCTATATTGAATTTATTTAGTTCGGGTGAAAACGGTTTCTGGTACGATATATCAGACACTTCAGTATTGTTTACCGATACGGGAGGTACTTCGGCAGTTACTACTCCATCACAACTAGTAAAACGTATTAATGACAAATCAGGCAATAGTAATAATTTAGTTTTTTCGTCAGCAGGTGGAACATATCCCAGATACACTAAACATCCTACATCAGGTTTTCGTAATAGGATTGCAGACAGCAATACGCTGACACAGTCGCCGTCTAGTGCTGGTGGTGGTAGAGGATGGACTCATTTTGCATCCCAAAACAGTTCTACTACAGACAGTACAACTTCTCCTGAAACAGCGGCAGATAGTTTTAAAATTTTTAAGACTGCTTCTGATGAAGGGGGATTTCTTTCTTGGTTGGCTAGTACACGAAATACAGACAATAACGAAAGTCATACTTTAAGTGTTTACTTTAAACCTACAGGCAACGGTACACAGCCTGTAACAGATTTAATGTTCTTATTTGGTCAACTTCAAGTACTTTTTGATGTTTCAGCAGGAACATTTACTTTAGCAGGAACAACGGCTAATCATTCTTCAAGCAGTGTTACAGACGCAGGAAACGGTTGGTATTTGTTAAAAACAACAGTATCAAACATGGGTAATAGTAATATTGCTTTCTTTGGTTTAGACTCTTCTGGTTCTTATACTTCTTTTAATGGAGAAACTTCAGAATTTTTATTATCAGCACCTCAGCTTGAAGTAGGCTCTTCTCGGACAACCTTCCAAACAACCACAAACAAGTACAATGTAACACAGCCTAATGAAGGTTCTGTGTTTTGTTTAACTTTTGAAGGTGATGCGTCTGTTGACGCATACGGTATACTAGACACTTCAGCAGGTGACTATACGTATGGTAATTTCGTTGATTCAGTTAGTTTAATCGCGGGAGTTGCTGTTGATTATGGTTCAACGGAAAGAAGTATTGTTGACATAACAAAAAACGGCAATGTCGCTACGAACTCAAATAGTCGTTTATACATAGACAGTAACGAGTTTAAACATTTTGCAGGAGGGTCTTCCACCACAACCACAGTTACTTCAGATGCGGGCGGTGCTCTTTCGTTTCCTATAAAAGCAAGCGTGTTTACAGGGGTTGATATTAGCGCGGATTCAAATACTATTTCTTTAGGGTCGCAAGGACATTCAGATAGTACTACTAGTGATTTAGGGGGCGGTTCTTTTTTCGTAGCTCTTCCTGACATACAAATAGCCGCTAGTGATATATCAAGCACACCTGCTAATTTCTTTAAGGGTGGCTTATATCAATTAGTTTTAGTTGAAAGACTTTTAACTGCAACAGAAGAAGCACAGATGTCTATCATTGTTGACGGCAAAGTGGGAGTATAGTATGGAATATATAATAGTAAGTGACAAAACAAACGCTACCTCTCGCTTAAACGAAGAAAGAGACAATGCTAAATACATAGGCTTTCATCTTGATGATTATTTTCCTGTCGAAGCTACAGACGGTACTGACACGTATTGGTCTACGTCTTTCAATCTTTTAAATTCAGATGTAGAAACTTTAAAAGAAGAAGGATTTGTTTTTCATAGCGGCTACTACGATTCAATAGAGGAAGCATTAGAGTCTGCTTCTTTAACTAAAGTATAATTGGTGATATAAATGACAACCACAATTAAAACTAAAAACAGTACAACAGCCAGTGCTACTCCTAGCAGTCTTTCTCAGGGCGAACTTGCTGTAAACATTGCTGACAAGAAAATATTTATCGGAGACAATAGTAGTAATGTTGTTGACCTCGCGCTTGTAAACAATCCTTCCTCTGAAAATTTTACTATTGCAAGAAGCGTACCGACTCTGATACTCGATAGCACAACGCCTGTTCAAGGCACGGGCGGTATTATGGGTAAAATACAATTTGCAGGACAAGGTAGTACTATTCAGTATGATGACGTAGGGAGTATTCAGTGTAAATCAGCGACATATTTTACTGGAAGCACGGCATATACTAATTTGTATTTTTACACAAGAAACGGGGCTAATGGAAATGAAGTTGCCCGTTTTGAAGACGCAGGTGAAGTATATTTTCCTGATGTTTACTATGATACAGTGTCAGGCTCTACTCGTGATTTATATATTCAAAGCACAGGCAAACTCGGTTATGTAGCTTCTATACGAGAAAGCAAAACAAACATTACAGACCTAACAGATGTATCTTGGGTATACAACTTAGACCCCGTTTCTTTTAACTATAGAGACTTAGAAACAACCAGAGCCGAAGATGGTACTAAAACAGAAGCATACGCTGATACATATAACTCTGAACTTGAATATGGTCTAATTGCTGAAGACGTAGAGGCTATTAATGATGAGTTAGTTTTTTATAATGGAGATAATTTAGCAGGTGTACATTATAAGAAACTTATTGTGCCTATGCTTAAAACCATACAAGACCAGAAAGAAGCAATAGATGCCTTAACAACTCGTGTCACAGCTTTAGAAAACGCATAGGGAAATAACCATGACTAACGAAGCAAAAGAAGCTGTAGACGTACTGGCGGCATCCACAGGAGTGATGTCTCTAGCGGCTTGGTTACCTCCCGTTGCTAGTATCTTTACTATTATCTGGTTAGGTATTCGTATCTATGAATCAGAGACAGTACAGAAGATTGTACATAAGAAGTGAGAAAGTTATTTTGTCTATTAATGATGTTGTCTTGGGTAGCACTTGGAGACAACGCGCAAGAGGGTAGTCTTAACACTTATCATGGTGAAGACTCGACTACGAATAGTAATAACAATACACAAGATGACTCGGTAAGTAATACATATAACGGAGCAGGAAGCAGTAGCGAGATACCAGTAGGTTCTGCAATCACTCCTAGTTACATGAGTAATGGTATGGACACTTGCCTTAAGGGCACAGGTGGTTCATTACAGACAGTAGGCGTAGGGTTTAGTAGCGGTACTTATGATGTTGACCCTGAATGTAATAGACGTAGGGACGCTAAGGTACTAGCTGACTTAGGTATGAAGGTAAGTGCAGTAGCTCGTATGTGTCAAAGCACTGAAGTATGGAAGGCAATGTTCGTATCAGGAACACCCTGTCCCATATTAAACAACGGTAAGCTAGTTGTAGGTAAACGTGCTATGTTAGTCATGAAACGTCAACCAGAGACTTACATACCAGACTACAGTAAGAAAACTAAAGATTGGTACAATAACGTATTAAACATAGGAGGAGAGGACACAGATGAAGAAGATACTATTATCTCTGTTAGTGCTAAGTTCCGTAGTTCAGTCAAGTGAATATGACGCGCTACTAGACTCAAGCACTTCTATAGTTGACCAGATTAACACTGGCATTCTCCTAGTGGGCGCAGGTATGGAGTATGCACATCAAGGTGACGCTTTATCTGACGGCACTTTGTCTACTACAGCACACATACAGGAAGCACAGGTACAAGCCTACAACACTGCCTTAACTAACTTTGCTACTAACTATCAGCCATACGGTGACGTTAAGGCTGTATTACAGAACAAGGCTGTAGAAGAGCTAGAACTGATGGACAACGCTATTGATACGTTTACTGAAGCTGTTGTAAATATGTCCACAGCAATACAGGTAGCGGAGAAAGTAGAAGAAGCTAGTACTCCTGACCAAGAAGCTGAAGTGCAGACATTTGTAGTGGACAACGTAGAAGTCCTACAGATTGAACAAAAAGACGTTGACGCATTTAACCAGTCAACGGATGACATTGAGACTCACGCTAACAACGCGTCAGCCTACATAGCCGTAGCTAACTCAGAGGAAGCTGTAGCATTCCTAGAGCAAGGAATTGAGAATGCTAACACTACAGCGGAACAGACTAATATATTCTACGATGCTAACGCACAGTGGGTGTCTATGGGTTACAACACTACACGTAACCTAACGGCTGTATACCTTAATGGTAATGACAATATAGGTTTAGACTTATATGTAAGCGAGACTGATGTATTAGCCGCAGGTAGCGAGTCAGAGTTCTTTCAAACAGGACCGACTCATTTAGGCTACTCATGCTTTATGTACGGTACAGGATGTGTTGAACTATGAGTTTAGAAAGTACAGAACTCAAGATAGGTGACACATCGTTTAAAGGCGTGTGGATTGCTATTGTACTTGGTATTGGTAGCACCATAGGCGGTGGCGTATGGACAGCCTCTAGTTTGTACAGCAGACTGGAAGCAGTGGAAGCACAGCAGATACCCGATATAAGCCCCATACGTGAGAATCTAGCCACTTTAGGCACAAGGCTAGAGACACTACTAAGTCAGCAAGAAAAGCTCTTAGAATTAAATACAGACGTTTCTAAGCTATCTAACGATATTGAAGCTATGAAAGCCACGGTTGCTACAGCAGAGATTATTATCAATGACATTGGCGATACAGAAGTAAAGTTCAAGACATTAACTAAAGAAGTCGAGGATTTGTGGAAGGGTATGGACTACCTTAACTCAAGTCCCTTACAGAGGTAAACTATGTTACAGCAACTAATCGGACCAGTAACAGGACTACTTGACAAATTCATAGAGGATAAAGACAAGAAGAATGCTATCGCGTTTGAACTTTCGACAATGGCTGAAAAGCACGCGCAGGAGCTTGCGAAAGCGCAACTTGAAGTTAATAAGACAGAAGCGGCACATAAGAGCTTATTTGTGTCGGGGTGGAGACCTGCTGTTGGTTGGACTTGTTGTATTGGACTTGCGAGTCAGTACATTCTTATCCCGATGGCAAATTTTACGCTTGCTCTTGCCGATTCTACCATTGAAATCCCTGTACTAGATATGGCTACCATGATGCCAGTACTTATGGGTATGCTTGGCTTAGGTGCTATGCGTACCATAGAAAAAGCCAAAGGCGTAGAGAGGAATAAATAATGAGTATGTTTTTCTTAACTCCTGAACAACAAGCGGCTAAAGACGCGGAAGAAGCTAGGAAAGCCGCTGAATTAAAAGTGTTACAAGAAGCGGCTCAAGGCTCACTTAACTATAGCCCTGCGGGTATTAGAGAAAATGTTGAAGCGTATAAAACGCCTGAGCAGTTAACGGCTATTGCAAAAGAAAAAGAAAAAATAAAAGAAGAAAAGAGACAAGAAGCAATTAGAGTTGCTGAAAGAATGGCAACAACGCCTTCTCAAAAAGAAAGAGAAGAGATTTATTTTAATGAACAGCGCACGGGAATGGCTAGTTCTGGAGGGGGCGACCTTTCCGTTTTTGACAACGAAGTGGTAGACGATTCTCTAAAACTTACAAGTTACTTTGATGAAGATAATCAGGCTAAAGGAGACGAACGTCTTTACGATGAAATAAAAGAAGACTTCGTATCAGGAGAAACATCAGGACCTCAAGATATTAATATTTATATCGGTGAGCAAGAACAGTATAAAAATTTAATTTATGATTTTGATTATGGAGAGGCTTATTCTGGGCTAAGTCCTGCTGAACAAAGACTTGCACGTACAGATGGAACAATTGATTATTCACGTCCTGCGGATTTTCAAAACGCTAAAGACAGCGCAGACAGCTATTATGTACAAAGCCTTCAAAAAAGTCTTGAAAACGCTACAACGGATGAAGAAAAACAAAGCATACAAAAACTTATAGATAAAGGTGCTCCTAATTTTGATACGTTAGAGGATATACAGAATTATGATGACCTTGCCGCTAATCATAAATTTGAAAGCGAAAACGGTTTTGATTTAAAGCACGAAGAATATAAAGCATTGGCTTTACAAGAAGCAGTCATGGGTGATTACATGATTGGAGCGCAAAGAGAAGAACTAGGAAATAAAGCGGCAAGTTATTTTAAAGAAGACCCTGCCGTAAACTTAGAGTTTGAAGCCTTTAAAGGAGGAGACGTTCACTTTAATACAGGAACGGCTTTTAATCGTATACCTTCGGGTAATTTAGTAGAAGAAAACGGTACGGTTGGACAGGTAGGCGCGTTTAGCTATATAGCACCTGTATACCGCGAACAGTCTACTTTTGAAAAAAACATAGGCATTGTTCTTGATGTAGCGTCTATACTTTACCCTCCCATCGCGCCTGTTATTCAGGGAGGTAAAGTAGCCACATCAGGAGGAGACCTTGAAGACGTAATCAAAACGGCGGCAAAGACATGGGCGGGAAACGAAGTTTCTGATATTGCTTTTGATGATGTTTTACAAACCTTTGATGATATAGGTATTCCCCTAGACAAGCTATCAGAGGTTCAACAAAAAATAATCGTAGACACAACACTAGACGGTCTTGAGGGAAAATCAGTTGAAGAGTCCTTTAAGAAAAATGCAGGTGATGCGATTGTCGCAGGTGTTGGTGATACTGTAGGTGATGTGCTTTCAGACATTGGAAATCAAATAGGGGAAATTG